AGTCCTGCAGAAGCTAGATAGAAATAAGCATCCGCACCCTCTTTGGCTGAAAAGGTTGTATAATCTACTATACTCTTAGCGGTCTGCTCCATTTGGGAACGTATCTGTGGAGATACGTTATTCATAATGGCAAGAGACTTAGTCATCCCATCCTCAAAGTCTGATCCTGCCTTAGCGGCAGCAGCCCCTACAGCCAAAATAGGCAAGGTTACAAACATTGACATCTTCTTTCCCACTGATTGCAAACCTGTACCGATAGTTTGAAGCTTAGCGTTTACCTTAGCGGCTTGTGTCATGGCTGTACGGTCAAGTGCTGATAACTGCAATTTGGCGGTTGATACACCAGCTTGCAGCTTTGCAGTATTAAGGCCGATTTCAGACCAAATTGTCCCCATATTCCCAAAAGCCATTAGTTTTCCACCTTATCTGATATAGTCATAAATCCTTCATTTTGTTTAATAATTTTTTCAATATACGTTAATTCCCCACGCTTGCCATATAGATATAAGCAGGCCTCGTTTAAACAAAAAGCAGTATATGTATCCTTAATCTCAAACAAATCCGATACCCTCTCGTTATTTTCCTTTGCCACTATCGTTATTCTTTTTAAACTCTTCAACTTTTTCTCTGAGCTTACGAAAGGGCAACAGCCCAAGAACCCCCGTCTGGGTATAATTGAATATCGCAGTTAATTGTTCATCAGTTAGGATATCTTTGACCTTGTCATAATCAGGCTCAACCATTGCACTTTTTGCAACTAGATGAAGAACCTCACTAAAGTTTTTAATATCTCCATGCTTCTCACCCTCAAATATTTTCTGTGCTGTAGCAAGTAGGGTATTCGGTATCGTACCCACCTTACATAAAGTAAGTAGTGCAGGTCTTTTTAACCGTGCTGTAAATGGGGTGTTCTCATCGAACGGGGGCAACTCTATAACCTCCCCCTTGTTTATATTTGCCAGATCCTCGATAGTAGTTACTTTGTTATCTACCAACTTTTTCTCCTTATTTACTTTATATTATTGACGCAACTTTTTCATAACTATATGCAGATAGTATATTTTCACTATCAGATTCATTATTTCTTGCTTCTATACTATAAGCAGGCTTGCCAAAAGTCTTATCTGCGTTATTATCATTAGACCTTTTCCCTTTGCAAAATGGTAGAGTAAGTTTTATAAAACCATCTTGTTTACTTGACCTGTCACTTTTGTTGTAATTCGGTATCCATATGGTCATCGAAAATGGATAGGCTTCCAGGGCATCAGTTGTGGGGGATTCCCACTTGGAGCTTGCAGGCGTTGAAGTACCACCGCAAATTATACCGTCAACCTCATTCATTAAGGCTGCGAATACAATACTAAAATCTACTCCAATAAATTTGTCGTCTTCATTAATTACTGCAACAATGTCATCTCCCCCACGATGTACTTGTTCCTCACCGTCGATATAAATGAAACTATATCCAGCACTCTGGGGACTGGTGATATCATAAGAGGTTGCTGAGCCATCTGCTGCGCCTGTTGAAAGTAAATTTAACAGACGAATTTGTCTGATCCCATATAGAATTGATTCCGTTGGACTTGCCATTTTAATTCTCCTTTTCTTAATTTATTAGCAATAAAAAAACACCCCGAAAGAGTGTTTAATTTTTGAGATATTTAATTGTTAATTTAATCATTTCATTATTTTCTTGCCCCCCCTATATCGAAATCAACGCGCTTCATCAGTAGATTTCTTGTATCATCCCAAAAGTCGTCAAGAGTTTTTATATACTCTGGTGTAAACTTCTCACCGTTGCTGGTTGTCAATGTTACATTATCTAACTTCCCCTTTATTGCTATAACTAAGGTGTCAAGTAGAACAAAGCTATCGGGGGAAACATATAGAAAGATAGAAAATGGCCAGATAGAACCCAGCCTATTTTCAAATGTGGGGTCTTCGCCTAGCATCTTGATAACTGCATACGGTGTAGTCGGATTTTCCCCTGCGGTGTAAGGCTGAAAAACTCTATTCCCTAATGCGGGTATTTCAATTAGTTTTGTATAAATTGCTTTCCTCAAATTTTACTCTCCATTATTTGTTTAACACTTGATAGAAATTCTTGTCTAAGGGAGTTCAATGTCTTTTCAAGTACAGCGTGTTTGCAATCGTTAGCAAGTTCCAGAGATACGCCATAACTCACACGATGCCCCAATTCCACGGTAATATTAGTACCCTCTTTGCTAGCCTTGCCATATAAACCTTTTCTTGCATCACGGGTATGATCCTTCCAACTTTCTGACTGTGGCAAAGCTTTAGCCTGAGCTGCTGCCTTTGCTGCGGTTATAGTTGCTACTCCCTGCACACCTGCAAGTCTTTGAGCAGCCCATTTATCTAAATTTGCATTTACTATGTTTGAACCTGACATTATGTTATATCCTCCAACTGTAATTCCCTAAACACAATCTCACCTTTGACACGTTGGTCAATTACATCAAAAATCCTGTATGTCTTACCCATAAATGTAAACTTATCCTCATTATTTGAGCCATACTTTAAAACATTAGCATCATATTTAGCCACGCCCTTTGTTACCCTTACCGTATGATACCCGCCCTCATCTATCACTAAGGTACGTGTACGCTTTGAGTATATGCGGATATCCTGACTATCCAGAGTTGACGGGGCAGTTGTCCAGCCCCCAGCGCCATCTGATTCCTTTGTTATTCTGGTAATAATAATTGCAGAGGGATTCTGTGCTATAATTGTTGCTTGTCTATTCCGTGTGCTTGTAATTACTTCCAATTATATCTCCAATAAAAAAGCCCCTTGATTGAGAGGCTTAATTTAAATTTTAGTTATTTTTAATTTATAGTCTCAAACTGTATTCCAATATTCATCATGATAATCTTCCAATAAAAATAAAGATGTACCTCTTATAAGAAAGATAAGCACTTTTTTTATTCTTATAATAAACTTTTCATCTTCAAAGAATAACCACGCAAATTTTAAATTATCTAATCTATACCATATATCTCTTTTACGCAATGTATTCATCTCACATCCCTTCCTTTAAACTACTTAAAACTATTTTTCCATGAGTCTTACCCTTATCTTTACCTTTTTTAATTACGGTATCCACATATTTTGCACTCACGTTATCTTCAAACATTTTTATCTCTTTTTTCTCTCCCCAGGGTATATCAAATTCATCTAGAATATCTGTTGCTATCGCTGTGGAAGTTAGCCCATTAAAGGCAGCATACTCTGCCAATATTTTTTCAATTTTAGCGACATTTTCATATACCGTAATCTTTGCACTTTCAATTTCTCTTGTCATATTGTGCCTCCTCATACTAACTCCTTATTTAAGGTAACAATCTTGTTTGCTATTTTTTTAAGTTCCCCACTATCTAAAGTCATTATTTCCTTGACAGTAATAAGAAAAAGATAGTTTTCACTACGCCATCTTACAAGTGTTCCAAGAAAGGTTCCTTCACGAAATACTTTATATTCATTATCAGAAAAGTCGTATAAGTGTCTTTTAGGTTTTTTCTCAAAGCTTATCATTATTTCTCCAGCCCCTTTTCTATCAATTCTATAATTATGCTATTGATATTATTTCTGGTATCGGAATGAATCTGCCATATTTTATTATAGAGTTCATCGGGGAGACGTAAGGTTGTTGTTTTCATTTTGCCTCCAAGAGTTCAGGGTTTTCGTAGATGTTGCCGATTATTTCTACAATAGTAGACAAGTTATTTTTACAGAAAGTACTCCCTGAAGTTTGTTGTTTACCATTTATCCAATTAAAACAAAAACAGGCTTCTTCTTTATCCCACCCTATTATCCTTGTATTAACATCAGGGTCTTCAAAATCTCTTATTATCATACTATCTAATTCATGTCTAAAGATAATAATATCTCCCTCATATATCTCTTTATCATTTTTGTCTTTAAGACCTGTGTATTGTAACAAAATACAATCTCTCGGATTTTTTAGATATTTATTAAGATAACTCCCACTCGATATGGCTTGGTCAACATACATCTTTTTAGATTTCTCATCCCATGCCCTAAACTTTATCTCTCTCATTTCATACTCCTTACATATTTATTAATGTAAGTCTATCATAGTATATTGATAGCAGTTTGTCAAGAGTTATTCTCTCACCATCTCATTGGAATCGCTTTGTCTAAGCATCCAATATTTTGAAATACAATACTCGCGATTCAGCTTATCTTGCGGAATAGTTTCATCCCCTAATTTTACCTCACCGCTAAAACTGCACCTAGCAGCCCTTACCAGCCAGATATCGCTAGCAGTTAGAAATAAATCATAATATTGAGCTTTTATATATACTGCCGATTGAGCTATAATAAAGGTAAAAATCCCATTGATATCATCAGATTCATAATCATCAGTTACTGGTGTGTCTGTTGCACTATCCAAAATTACATCACTTAAATATTTGAATTCTGATATCCAGACTAAATAATCATCAGTTTCAGCTTCAAGTAAATAATCATCTAAAGTATTCCTGTATTTATTCAGATACACTTTAAGTTGAGCATCCGAGTAATCCTCGCTGGCTTCGTCTTCAATTAATTTTCTAAGTTCATCAAGTAATTGGCTCATTTATTTTGGCCTCACGTTTCATTAATATTTTATAATACGCTTTCTTATCCTGCTTCCGTTTAAAACTTCGCTTATGGTTGTTATGTAAAAATTCTACTCTATCATCCTGTACAGTATAATCTTTACCCACTTTGTCGAGATGTGCAAATACCTTGTTGTCCTTATCCAGCAGCAGGGTATGTTTGCCCCAGTAGTGCAAGCCTTCACGGTATCTAAAATATCTATTGGTTCGCCTGTGCCTGCGCCTGTCACCTTCTTCACCTATACGCACTATCTCTATATCTGCTTTAAGATTAGGGGGAGGAGAGTCTATAAGCACTTCGTCGCTGTCTATATTGAGGCAAACGTCTTCAATATTTAATTCTTTTAAATATATATTACGCTTTGAAACTTCATCTGTTATCGGAGATAATATTAATTCAATTTTATTAATATTATTTAAATACTCAATAGTCCCATCTGTTGAATAATCATAATCTCCTGGAAAATCTAAATATCTCCCATCTACACAAATAATATTATCTACTCGATTTATCAACGACTCCACTGTTTGTTTTATGAGAGGATAATCATTATAGGTTATTATACAGGCTACTAACATATCTTTCCCAAAATTAAACTAACATTACAATTAACTTTATCTGTAGTCAAAACCTTTTCGCCTTCTTCTTCTGAAACTTCTGCCCAGATATTATCTTTTAAAGTCTTAATTTGTTTTTTAATTATTTTCAAATCAGCAGCATCTATTAATTGTTTAATCATATTTGAGTTATAAAATTTAATCCATTTTAGCGTTTCTTTATTTTCAGCATATCCAAAAGGTAGTGTAAGAATTATAATACCGTCATCTTTCAGTACTCTTGCCATTTCTTTAGTAGCCTTAACAGGAGCTTGCGGATCATAAATAGCATCGCTATGATAAGGCGTTTCTACCAGTCCATAATGTTCCAAAGCACTGATACAGGTAACTATATCAAAATAGTTATTTTCAAATGGTATATTTCTGGCATCTGCTTTTATGAATTTATCATATGAAGTACCATAATCAAGAATATCTATTCCCCATGAATCAAATCCCAATTTATCCATCTCTATAACAAATGTGCTATAACTGCAACTTACATCTAATAATTTAGCGGGAGATTCTGGCATATTATCAAGCACGAATGGTATTTCAACTTCTCTTTCCGTATTGCACGCACCAGCCAAATCGATTATTCTTCTTGCCATCTCTATTTTATTTATGATAGTGTCTTTCTCATTGAGTTTAATATAAGAAATAAAGCATATTCCATATCCTCTGCTTTTTTTAAGGAATCATAATATATTCCTTGGGTTGCTTTTATATTTGTAGAATCATGGTGTCTTGTAATATTAAGATAGCCAATTCTCTTTTCTGCTATTAACAGAGATGAATCAACTGTTTCGTGGACTCTGCCCGTATAAAAAGTGTAAGAGTCATTTTTGAATAGGACTATTTGCCCCATTCCTAATACTCCTTGCCCGTGGATAGCAGTATTATCAAAACCAAACCAGTCGCTATAATGATACATAAGCTTAGTCCTATAAGCGTCAAAATCATCTGTTTGGATAGCTTCTCTAATTATTTCCATACTTGAATTACTAATCCAATAATCGGGACTCAAGAAGAATATCCAATCAGGATTGCATGCAACACTTGCACATCTTAATGCAAAATTTTTAGCTCTTGCAAAATCATGTTCCCATAAATAATTAAATACTTTAACACCATTTTCCTTTGCTATTTCAATTGTCCTGTCTGTACTCCCAGTATCTATTAATATAATTTCATCAACAAATTTTTTATGGTTATCAATCCAAAACTTAATATGATTTTCTTCATTATAACTAATTGCTAAAAGACATAATTTTTTCAAAGTATAACCTCTAATTCTTTTAATCTCTTAAACCATTTATTTGCAGCATGTTTCCATTGCCATTTCTTAACCATATCTTTTCTGGCTTGCTCGCCTTTCTGTTTACCTAGCGCTGGATTGCTATAAACTTGTCTCATTAATTTCTGTAAATGTTCCATTGAAGGAATAGCAAAATCCCCACCGATATATTGAGGGCATATCCAATTACATTTTGGCTCAGGTCTATATTCAGCAACATCAATTAAAAAGCTATTCTCAACAGTCATAAAATCCAGTTGACTGGTTGCCCTTGTTCCAATAGTCGGAAGCCCCATAGACATAGCCTCTGTATAGTCTAATCCCCAGCCTTCGCCCAAACTTGGAAGCACAAACGAATCAGCGCTCTTATACAATCTGGGAAGTTGTGCATCAGAGTAAAGCTTAAAATCAGTTATAATTTTAGGACTACCCTGTTTGTTAATTTGAGTAGCTATCTTAGCAATATCTTTTAGGGCTTGCTCTGGCCTATACCAGCCACCTTTCAGGTATAGAATAGTATTATCCTTACCGCTAAATTCCCTAAGATATGCTTCTGCTAAAATAGATATTCCTTTTCTTTCACTCCAGCCCATAATGGAAAGAAATACAAACTTGCCCTTTACTCCGATATTTAGAGGCTCAACTGTATCTGGGTCAAATTTGTTAACATCAACACCTAGAGGCATAGCAAATATAGGCTTGCTATATCCTGCTTTAGTGAAATTCTTTAAATTGAAAGTTGAGGGACACCAAAGTTCATCTGTATTGTGCATCAATGAATCAATAAAAACTTTCGGTATCTCTTGAGTCTCAAACATAACATAGCCTATTCGATAATTACCGTCTTTATTTATCACCCCAAGTGGGGAAGTCATCACAATATTTGCAGTCCTGTAATTGTTATTATAAGCCGTATGTTTCAGTGAGCTTATAATCTTTCCCTTTTTAGTCTTTAGGATATCAGCATTCGGGGCGTCATGCGGGCTTGTAGTAACATTACAACCCTTACAATACAGTGAATATGTTATATTCCGCATTGCCTCTGCAAAACCCGAATGGCCAAACATCAAGCCTTCACAAACTATATTTAATTTTAATGATTTCCTGTTTCTTCTCATAGAAAGAATTTCAGGAGGGATTGGATAATGTGCCACCCCGTTATTAACCAATCTTTCTACAATCCTATCTGGGAGGTCAACCACATCACCCTTTTTATATTTGTTTGGGTGCAGGTTTTTGTCCCGATTTAAAATTACTTTAGCCATTCCACTCCCTAAGCGTGGTTTTTTTCTTTCTGCTTTTATTCTTAGGTTTCTTGCCTTTAGATTCATCAAAATTAACAAATTGCTCTGGAATTGGTTGTATAACATCAATATCTCTTGCTTCTCCAAAGATTTTAGCTACCATTTTAACAGGCTTAGTTATAGCAGGCTCTTCAATTATTACGGGGTGAGCCTTGCCCTTATTAATTAATCTACTTGCAACCTTGCTGGATACTTCTTCTAATTCACCAGTTTTATTTATTATAATTTTCATAGTTCTCCTTAAAAGGATGGGCAGACGATAATTAATACCGCCTGCCTTAAATGTGCTATTGTGTATTTCTACAATCCCGTCACTTTTGCGAAAGCGTTTACGTCTCTTATCAGAAATGCCCTACGAATCCACATCTTGATTGCCTTCATATTGTGTTCCCATAGATTTACAGGCTTTCCACCTATGGTTATTGTTGCCTTATCAGTTATATCATATCTAAGTCCGCCTCTAATACCTTCAAACGCATAATGCCAATCTCCAACAATCAGTTCTCTAGCAGCAGGCGAACCAGTACTCATCATATTTCTACTAAACCTTATAGGATAGCTATAAAGAGCAGCAGGTTCTTTACCGGTTGCAGGCTGGAATATAGGCTGGTTATCGTCATCCCTTAGGTTCCTCATTCTTGACTTAAGCGTAGGATTAGCAGCCCAAGCTATATCTTCTTCAAAACCGTCTTCCTCAATTGCACCTAAAGCATTGGATATATCAACAAGAAGATCTGCTCCATCACCAAAAGCAATTGTATGAGCAGCGGGAATACTAGAACTTATATTTCCTGCAAATGTCCCTGTATCTTCATACCCCATATATATTCTATCAAGCTTTCTAGCGATTGCTTTTTCACATTCCTCCCGTAGAAAAGAATTTGTTGCTATATTTGAGTTTTCTTCCCACTCATCAGTAAGTGGTACAATAACAGCAATCTCTTTTGTAGTAAGAGTGGTTTGTTTAATAGTCCCCTTATTAGTAGTTTTAAGCCCACCCTCTGTACTTACTACTGCTGCTTCTATTTCATCATCAACCATGTTTATATCCAAAGTCTTTGAAGTCATAGGAAACTTCCGAGTAAAGGGAACACATACAGATTTCATTTCAATATTTCTTAGCATTATTTGTGATACTGGTGCTGGTACTACATATCTACCATCCGCATCAGTTATACCACTATAAAAATCACCCATTAAAATCACCTCATAATTTTTCTTTTATCATTTCACCAAATAAGACATCAACGTCTTTTTTACCTTCCAAATTATTCTTAGCAAAATTTCCGTCGCCAGATTTATTGGTTTCTCTTACGCTAACAAGATACGGTTTATTTTTTGCTATTTTTTCTATTACTTTTTCTATAGTCTTAATATCAGGGTCTTCTTCACCTTCCAATTCCTTTTTAGCCAGAAGTTTTACAACTTCTATATCTGCAAAGTTTTTCCCAGATGCTACAGTTAGAATAAGATTATCTATTTCCTTCCCCTTATATTCAGTTTGGATATCTACCAAACCCTTTTCAAGTTCAGCAATCTTCTTCTTGTCCTTTTCATTATCGGTAAGGTTAGCATCTTCCATTTTTTTAAGTTTAGCCAGCGTCTTTGTGTTATCAGCTTTCTCCTTTGCTTTCTCAGTTCTATATTTTTTTGCTTCTTCCCGAAGTTCCCTAACATAAGCTAAGCTAAATTTCTTACCCTCTTCCGTTTCTTCTTCAGAGATTTCTTTTTCTTCTAACTCCTCAGAGTTATTTTCTTCTGTCATTCTTGACACCTTTCCCCTTTACATATAAAAAAACGCCCAAAACTTGAACGTCTTATATGCAGTTAAATTATATTAAAACTTATCTATTCTTACCTTTGCCTATTCCTCCGCCACCCTTACCGCATGGCCTTGTATTCCTGTTACCACCACGTCCACCTGCTACGCCTACGCCACGACCTCTGCCATCCTGTGGGCGCTGTATACCTCTTGGATTTGTTGCCATTGTAATTCCTTTCTCCAATAAAAAAGCACCCCATAAAAGGTGCTAATTTTAAATTTTAGTTGTTTTATTTTTTGCCTAATTCAATAATGTTTTCCAATTTAATAAAAGGAAAATTCCAGTTGCCAATTCATAGTTATTTAACAAATTTACTCATCTTATTCCAAAATTTTCTTACCCAGTAATTTTGATAATATGCTATAATTTCATCGTTTTCTGCCGTAAATGGAATTGAAACTATCTCAAATATCCTTTTAGTCAAGTAAATTGTTTCGTGTACCATATCATTATAATTATCAGGTTTTTCTATCCATACGGTTATGTGGTCTATATCCCCACTATCTTTTGTTACTGTACCGACTGACGCAGAATATCCTTCGTCTTTTTCTTTGTTGCCCATACAAAGCCAAACTTCTATTCTAAATATGGGACATATAAACTTGTATTTCACTTATGCTGCCTTTCTATATAACTCTTAATACGTTTATATCTTCTTTATCTACACTCTTACCTTTTGGTGTACTAAATGTATCTTCATATACAGGGTCATCTTCTTCTAAAACTGCTCTTGCCAATTCTAATCCATTATGTAACCCAACCATGTAATTTTCCGATAAACAATCCTTTTGAATTATTATCATACTTTTTATTTTTTCTAGTGGTGTCATTACTTCTTCTTTTAAAAACTCTTTTTGAATTAATTCCTTATCTGTCATTTTTCCTCCCTTTATGCTGCCTTCCCATACATTTTATACCAATCAGCAATCTGTGGTTGGCTAGATGGGTTTTTTATAAATTCGATATAATTATCAGCAAACTGTTTAGACGATATTGCTGCATCTGCGGTATAGCAATTACAGTTAGGGTGCGGAGTTGTCGGTAAGTCTTTAGGCTCATATACGCCCACTAAGTCGCTACACACTTGACAAGCATCGCCTGACGTATGCCATTCAATGCCAATTAAGCCTGGATTCTTTAACGACGCTATCCTATCAGCTTCCCTGAATGCCGTTGCCCGCTCAGTCCTTAACAACCTCGCGGCATCATATGATACCCGTCTACCGTGAAGCTTAGTCATTACACCACGCCTTGACGGATTTAATAGCTTGTTAAGTCTAGCCTCCAATATTTTACTTGACGCTGGACGCCCACTTACAATCTCTTCCAAGACTATCCGCTCAATCTCCCGTTTAGTCCGACGGTTGAGTATCCATATCCTATCGGATAACTTTAAACCGTCCTCCCATATTCTGCTATAGATTACCTTTACAGCGTCATCGGTTACTGTAGTTAAAACACGCTTCATGTTAACATTAATACCCTTAGCGGATAACTTCTGACTATATCGATTAAGTATTACCTCATTTACTTCCTTGCCTAAATCTGCGCTATCAATTAACGCCTTATCGAGTATGCTCTTAAATCCACCTGTCAGTTTATCAGCTTCGGTCAGTAATCTTTTAACCTCTTTAAGCTTTTGTGAGTAAGGCCACGCTGTCTTGTTGACTATTAATTCAGCATCTTTTTTTATATTCTCT